TATTAGAAAACATACAGTGCAGCTCACCTCCTCGTTCTTATTATATGAAAATAATTCATACTTGTAAAGGAAACCAGAAAAATAAGAATATAATTACTAAAAATGCCTTGACAAATATGAATATGGTAATAATATGAACGTGAAGAATATGAATATGATTCTTATTAGGAGGTGTGTTATGGAAGAAATTCGTAGAATCAGGGAGAAGGTCGGATTAACTCAGACTCAGATTGCATTACAACTTAATGTCGATCAGACCACTGTTGCAAAGTGGGAACAGGACGGATGTTATCCGCGTGCATGTTTATTGCCCGCGCTGGCTGATCTGCTGCACTGTTCCATTGATGACCTGTTCGGACGAGGGAAGGAGAATAGCAATGTCTGAAACTTTACGTGAGCTGATCGCGCTGGATCGGGATTATTTTGTCCCCGCGCAGGTGGCCGAAGTGCTGGGTATGGATGCCCAGGCCATCCGCATTCTGGGACGGCGCAGCCCTGAGCGGCTGCCGTTCCCGGTCATCGTGTCGGGCAGTCGGGTTAAGATTCCGAAGATCCCGTTTTTGAAGTACATGGGCGTAGACGTAAGCGCTCTTACAAGTTTAAGTGTACCGCAAAATGGAGGAGTGAGCCAGGATGAAACCGAGCCGTAACCTCTACCAAACCGCGCGTGAGCGTGCCGGAATGACGCAGGAAGCGGCATCCGACCGGCTGTACATATCGACCGAGAGCCTGCGCATGTATGAGACTGGCCGCCGCCGTCCGTCTGACGAAATGGTGGTCATGATGGCCGAGCTGTACCGCGACCCGGCGCTGGCGTACCGGCATCTCAAGGCCAGTCCTGCCGGTCAGATTCTGCCCGAGGTGAGTGAGCAATCGCTCGAGCAATGCACCATGCAGCTGTTCCGGCTGCTGCGCAACTTCGCCCGGGAGGGACGTGTGGAGACGCTGCTGGAGATCGCAGAGGACGGCATCATCGACGAGCGCGAGCGTCCGATCTACAACAGCATCATGAACGATCTGCGCGAGATCGTCGCCGCGTCCCTGAGCCTGTCCCTGACCGGCGCAGGGCAAGAAAAAACGCCTCACCAGTCTGCAAACCGGTAAGGCGTCATGCGTTTGGGATACACTTTATCTTAGCAAATTTAGTGTACTCCAAACGAGGGGAAAAGTCAACAAAAAGCCGTAAAATCAGCCGGAAAAGTGTGAAAGCATGACCGGCTGGTCGCGGCGTGCCCAAATGCAGGCGGACATGTCAATATGACATGCGCCGGGTGGAATGGCCGGTCAAAACCTGGTATGGTGGAGACAGAAAAGGACAGGAAGCGCGGTGGTTCGCAGGGACGCCTGCCCGAAAGGAGTACAACATGAAAACTGTATGCAAAGTCGCCGCCATCGTGTGTATGGTGGCCATTTTTGGACAAGTTGGCCGGTGTGATGCCGGGGAGATTGGCGTGCTGGCGTGCCTCGCGGGGATTATCCTGTGGAGCATGCTCGGCGCACTATTCCTCGCGCTCACCGGCTGGCTGGAACATGTGAGGTGAGAGACTTGGACAAACCCAACTACTACGGCGTTTTACCGGCAAACGTGCGCTATGACAAGCGCTTGCGTCCGGCGGCGCGGCTGCTCTACTGTGAGATCACCGCGCTGGCAGGCAAGACCGGGTGCTGTACGGCGGGGAACAGCTACTTTGCCGCGCTCTACGACGTGAGCAAAAAGACGGTCGAGAGCTGGCTGCACCAGCTGTCGGACGCGAAATACATCGAGGTCGAGGTCATCCGGGACGAAGCGGGCGCGGTCAAAGAGCGGCGCATCTGGATCGCCGAACGTCCGTCTGACCCTCCCCTCGAAAAAGAGGATACCTCCCCTAAAAATATAGGGGAGCTCCCCTCGAAATCGAGGAGTGTATATAGGAAGAATAATTTAAATAATAATACCCCCATAGTCCCCCAAGGGGACGCACCCGCGCAAAAAGACGATTTACCCTTTACCGCCGACCAGCTGGCGGGGGCTTACAGCACGTTTTGCCCACACCTCACACGGCTGCTCAAGCTGACCACAAACCGCAGGCGTGCAGCCAAACGACTGGCACAGTCCGGGCTTGACTTACAGACCATTTGCGCAGCCTTCCAGCGTGCAGATGCCTCGGCGTTTCTGGCCGGACAGGGCGAGCGCGGCTGGAAAGCTGACTTTGACTGGATGATTCGCGAGGACAATCTGCTCAAGGTGCTCGAGGGAAAGTATGACAATGCGCAGACCGAGCCCACCGGCCGCGTGCTGATCGACGAGGACTGAGACCATGGAAAACCAAGTACCAAAGCGAATCTATGACGCAGCCATCGCCGTGATCGGCTCGGTGATGATCGACCCGAGCGTATCGGGCGACGTGTTCGCAGCCCTTCGCCCGTCTGACTTCTTAGCTCCGACCTATCGCACGATCTTCGAGGCCGAGCAGCAGCTGTTCCTCGCGGGAAAGCCCATCGACCCGGTCGCGGTCAGCGCGATCATCGGCGACGAGTATCGACCGGTCATCATGGACGTCATGGAGCTGACGCCGACGGCGGCCAACTGCATGGAGTACGTCCGGCTGCTGAAACAGGAGACCCGGCTGCACCGCCTGCGCATGCTCGGGGACAAGCTGGCAAGCGCCGGGACACTGGACGAGGCCGCAAGCGTGCTTGAGCAGGCCGGTCAGCTATCGGCGAGCAGCACGGGCATGACCGCGCTGTCCCTCCAGGATGGCTTCGCACGGTTCTGCGAGCGGCAGGCGCAGCCGGTCTCGTACATACACTTCGGATTTTCGGCGATTGACCAGCTGGTCTACGCTGAACTCGGCGATTATGTGCTGCTCGGTGCACGCCCCTCAACCGGCAAAACCATGCTGGCCTTGCAGGTGGCTGCATACCTGTCCCAAACCTACCGCGTGGGCTTTTTCTCACTCGAAACCAAGGACGACAAGCTCATCGACCGCTCGATGGCGCACCTGTTCGGCATGAATTACGGCAAAATCAAGCGCCATGCGCTCGATCAGGCCGACTGGCGCATGATTGCCACACAAAAGGGCAGGCTGTCCCAGTCCAACTTGGATATCATCCAGGCAACCGGGCGCACGGCTGAGGAAATCGCCTCGTTTGCCCGATACAAGCGCTATCAGGTGGTGATCGTGGACTACATCCAGATCGTGCGCACCGCGCACAAGGGGTACAGCCGTGAGAACGATGTCGCGTCCATCTCCAACGCGCTGGCAAACTTCGCCCGCGATCACAAGGTCATGGTGCTGGCGCTCGCGCAGCTGACCCGCGACCAGGAAGACCAAAAGAGCAAGACCGTCCGTGCACCCACGCTGGCGTCCTTCCGTGAGTCCGGTTCGCTCGAGCAGGACGCCGACATTGCCATGCTGATGTACCTGTCCGAGCCGGACAACCGCGCATCCGACCGCGTGCTCAGACTGGCAAAGAACAAAGAGGGTCAGGTCGGCAAGGTGATGCTGGCCTTCCACGGCGACAAGCAGACCTTCACCGAGCGCGTGGTCGATGACAACACCTTCCGTCACGTGTCGGACAAGCCGCTCGAGGTGGGCAAGCCGGACACCTGGAAGGACGTGTCCCTCGCACAAATCCCGTTCCCAGGATTCCAGCAAGGAGGCAAGCATGCTCAAAGAACGTAAAATCATCCAGCTGACCTTCAAGCCGGCATCAGGCAGGGGAACGGTGACCGGGCACGTCATCCGGTACGTCAAAAAGCGCCCCGGGCGCGGCTATGTGGTCGCACAGTACCGCGTCCGGCTCAAAAACGGCAGCTGGTCGCAGCCCATCCGCGAGTGCTTTCCGGTCGTAAACGGTAAGATTTTGGACATTGTCGGTCGAAAAACCATAACAAAACCCGTCAAGAGAAGGAGAAAAGCAAAATGCAAGTCATCAGTATCGTGAATCTGAAAGGCGGGGTGGGCAAGACCACGACTGCCGTGAATATGGCCTATGAGCTGGCCGTCCACCATAACCGCCGGGTGCTGCTCATCGACGCCGACCACCAGGGCAACGCGAGCAAGTTCTACGGGGCGCGGGCATCGGTCGGCAGTCTGGCCGACCTGATCGAGGGACGCACGGTGTGCTATGCCGACCTCGTCCAGCCCACCAACTACCGTAATCTGGATGTCCTGCCGTCCGATATGAGCCTGTTGTCTGCCGATCTGTCGCTGGTCGCAGCAGGCGGCAGCGCACGCCGGTGCATGTCCGATCTGCGCGATGCCGTCATGGAGGACGGCAGCTATGACTGCATGGTCATCGACTGCCCACCGGCATTCACGGCGGCATCGGTCAGCGCGATTGCAGCGTCAACCGACATCATCATCCCGATTAAGCTGGACTTTTACGCCATTGATGGCATGCGCGAGCTGGTCAGTCAGCTGCGGCAGATTCAGACGATTACCGAGGTACATATCGCGGGCGCACTGATTACCCAATGGCGCAACACCGATGTCATCCGGCAGGGTGAGACCTGGCTGCGCATGCACGAGCCGTGCCCGGTGTTTCGTACGCACATCCGGCGCACCGATGTCGTGGACAAGTCCACCTACTGGCGCAAGCCGCTGGCCGAGTGCTCGCCCAGATCGGCGGCGACTGCCGACTATTCAGCCTTTGTCCGTGAATTTTTGGGAGAGGAGGAGACAGACCGTGGCACGCAAATTTGATCTTGCCGCTCTAATGGGCAATGCGACCAATTTGGACACACCCGAGATCGTCACCCAGCAGATCCCGCTGGCGCAGATCGAAACGAATGACCGCAATTTTTACAACGTTGAGGATGTGACCGAGCTTGCCGAGTCTATTGAGCTGATTGGACTCAAACAGCCGCTGGTCGTGCTCGAGGTGGACGATACCCATTACCGCTTGATCGCTGGACATCGGCGGTATAAAGCCCTGACCGAGCTGGGACGCGAGAGCGCACCCTGCGTGGTGCAGCGTAATCTGACCGAGACACAGGAGCAGTTGGCGCTGATCCTGACCAACTCGACCGCACGAGAACTGACCTATTTGGAAAAGGCCGAGCAGGCAAAGCGGCTCAAAGAACTGTTCATCAAGCGGCGCGAGGAGGGCGCAGAGCTGCCCGGGCGCATCCGGGACATGGTCGCTGAGGCCATGCAGGAGAGTGCGAGCAACATCGCGCGCATGGAGGCCATTGACAAGCATCTGGTAGGTGAGTGGAAGCGAGCCCTCAAGAAAGGACACATCAACGCCTCGACCGCCTATGAGCTGTCCAAGCTGGACAAGGAGGCGCAAAAGAAGCTTAAAGAGGCGCTGTCCGATTACACCGCGCCGACCGCCAAGGTCATCAAGGCAGCGGGCGAGATTGTCCGGGATTATCCGTTCGCCCCGCTGGTCTGTCCGAAATCGTATAACAGTCCGTGCACCCGATACAAAGAGCGCGCAGCCATGGTCGCGGCTGGCACCTGCCCGGGCTGCTGCAACGAGTGCGACCACACCGAGGACTGTCCGGCGCTATGCGGCGTGTGCAAGAAGCAGATTGACGACGCGCACAGGCAAGCCGAATTTAAGGAGGCCGAGCGCCGTGCCGATGAAGCATACCAGCACTCAGCGTACCGGCAGGCGCAGCAGGCTGTTATGAAATGGGTGAAGGATGAGCGTCTGGGCGATGACCAGAGCTATACCGTGCGTACCCTGCGCAGCACTACCAACCTGACCCGCCGGACGTGGTTTCCGTCGCTGGATGAGCTGTTCGCGCTGGCGGACGCGCTGGGCATCACTTTTGCCAAGCTGCTTGGATTGACCCCGGAACTGCCGCCCTGTACGTCTGAGTGGCACAAGTATCCGGTAGACAAGCCGGACGACGGCGAGACCGTGCTGTGCCGGTATGGCCACAAAGGCAATTTCCGGGTGCTGATCTACCGTGATTTGGTATTCGGCGAGTATCTGAACAACGAATTTGTCCCGATGCCGTTTGATGTGAGCTATTGGACAAGAGCATATCCCGAAGCCTGACATTTGAGGAGGAAAACATATGAACTGTTGCAAATGTGGCAAACGGCTGTTAGCTGGTGCGGCATTGTGCCTGACCTGCGAGAAAGATTACGAGTCGGTGCCGGATGCAAACACTCGGATCGGATATTACGCACGTAATCCCGAGGCGCTGGCCGCGCTGCTGGCTGAAAATCCCAGCAACGAGTTCGCCAACGCGGTCTGTTGTCATGATTGCGTTGACAATCCCGACGAAGAAGACGTAAACTGCACAGAACAGAACTTTACAGCCTGCATTACCCGCTGGCTGCTGGAGCCTATAGAGGAGGTGGCGCAGGATGAAACTAAATCGTGAGGCGTGGCAGCCGTGCAGTACATGCGACGAAATGGTTGCGTGTAGCACTTGCATCAACCGTTTTAAAAGCGATATCGACCACCCCTGCATTGAGTGCTGGCAAGGTGATCGTTGGGAGTCTGCACTGCGGAATTATTGCCCTAACTGCGGTCGCCCGCTTACAAAACGGGCATGGGATGAACTCGAAACAAGAATCGACACTTTACAGAAAGGTTGACTTACATGCTTAACAAGGTAATTTTGATGGGTCGCCTCGTGCGTGACCCGGAACGACGCTACACACAGACCAATGTACCTGTTACATCGTTTACCCTTGCGATTGATCGTGATCGCAAGGGACCGAACGGCGAGCGGCAGACCGATTTTATCGATTGCGTATCATGGGGTAAACAGGGTGATTTTGTCAAGGAGTGGTTTACCAAGGGTATGCTCGCCATCGTGGTCGGACGTATCCAGTCGCGGAACTGGGAGGACAGAAACGGCAACAAGCGGGTGTCGATCGAGGTCAACACCGATGAGGTCATGTTCGGCGAGACCAAGAAGGCCAGAGCCGGTGCGCGCGGCAATGATCTGGTGCCGGAGCTGCCGCCGGTCGATCCGGATACGCTGGGCGCGGATGATTTCGCACCGTTGGATGACAGCGATGTGCCGTTCTGATCGGGACATCACGCTATGCTGGGACTGCAAAAACGCAGTCCCGCACGGCAGCTATGGGTGCAGCTGGTCGGAATCGTTTGAGCCTGTGCCGGGATGGGATGCTCGCAGGAAGGACGTGCTGACCGGAGCGAAGAAAGACCGGATGGCTGAGAGTTATTTTGTGTATGAGTGTCCGCGGTTTGAGAGAGGGTGAATATGTGAAGGATTTAAGCTATTTGGAGCAGTTCCGCGTGGATATTTACGGACTGCACGGAGACGAGCACAACGGAGCTTTCCGGGTGTATGTGGGCGGTCGGTCATTTAACGTGATTGCGTCCAACGGCGGCGGCTGGGAGCACGTCAGCGTCACCAAGAACAACGGGAAGAGGTGTCCGACATGGGATGAAATGTGCGAAATCAAGGCTATGTTCTTCGAGCCAGACGAGGTTGTTATGCAACTGCACCCATCGGAAAAGGACTATGTGAACATCCATCCATACTGCCTGCACCTGTGGCGGCCTGTCGGGCAAGATATCCCACTGCCGCCGGTCGAGTTTGTTTGAGAGAGGAGCACGACGGATGATGAATAACCGAGAACACGGATGGCCGGAGGATTGCCAGAAATGTGACCTGTACGACCAGGAAAAACAGGATTGCGGTATGCGGTCGGTGGGAAGCAGAACGCCTGTGTGCGAGTGCATGAGCCGGAAACGGTACAACTATTTGACGAGGGAGGAATGAACGTGAAGCGAGGAATTGAGGTGTGGCCGGAATACGACCGGACAGGACGTTGGTGCCTGCGTGCGAAAAAGGCGCGGGGACGGTTTACGCTCGACGAGATTCGGGAAGCTGCCAGAGAATACGAGTGGGATTATTATTTACTCGTAATCGATGCATATCACGACGATGAGGATCAGATGGAGAGTGGCTCTGTGGGAGACTATGCGACATTATACCGTACGGATTTATTGCGGGAGGATGAGGATGGCTGAATACAGAATCGATATCGAGAAATCTGCCCAGAACATACTGGACAAAATATATGAGCGTTTCGGCGTATCAGCCGAGCGGTTGGTTGAGCTGGCAAAGGCTGACCGGGAGGGGCGGTGCGTGGTGTTGCCGTGTAAGTTCGGAAATAAAGTATACTTCCCCTTGCTTGGAAGGATTATTGAAAAAACGGTATATAGCATAGTGACATTTTCCAATTCTCAAAGAATCTACTGCGACGGAACGAGCGAATTTTTTAGACCAGAGAATTTCGGTAAAACCGTATTTCTGACCCGCGCAGCCGCCGAAAAGGCGCTGGAAGAAATGGAGGAAACCCGGAATGGCTGAGTATATCGAAAGAGAAGCCCTACTCAAAGCGATGATTACATCGGATGAGAGAATAAACTTATTTCAAGCAGGAATTGCGGCGGCTCGAGCGGTTGTCGCGAGTGCACCGACTGCTGATGTCACCTCAGTGGAATGGATCAGAGCAGATGAACGTCTGCCGGACGATGAGCGGGACGGAGAAACGGTACTGGCTATTGTGTCCGGAAAGCCACTTGAGAATATCACGTTATGCCAGGCGATTATGCTGGCAGAATATTTTGGAGAAGATAGGTGGCTTGTAAACGAATATCCGGAATGGGAAAATCCAGTAGTAACGCACTGGATGCCGCTGCCGGAGCTGCCGAAAAACAAATAAGGGATTTCGAGCAATAGTTAAATTGGAGGACTGACCATGAAAAAACTTGCTGAGCTGAAACTGGGTGCGCACTTCATATATGGAGGCGTTGAATGGGTCAAATTTGAGGACATCGGCGCAGGAACGCTTTGTCTGGCGGCGGAGCCTGTTTTTCGCCGGGTGTTCGATAAAGAGAACTGCAACGACTGGCGGAAATCCTCTTTGCGCCGGGAACTGAACGGGGCGTTCCTTGACGCGCTGGTTGCGGAAGGCGCAGACCGGGGCGCGTTCCTCGATTGGGAAAGCGACCTGACCGCAGACGACGGAATGACCGATTACGGGAAAGCCACAGACAAGATCGCCTTACGGTCCGACGCGCTTTGCCGAAAGTATCGAGAGATCACCCCGCCCGTTGACGCGTGGTGCTGGAACCTGACCCCGTGGACGTGCGACCATGAATACTCGTACCTCGTCCGCGGCGTCAATTCCTCCGGCGCGTCGGACAACAACAACGCGTACTTCGGAAACTACGGCGTTCGCCCGCTTTGCTATCTGAAGTCTGAAATTTCGGTACCTATCCCCAGAGAGAACGACGAAGAAGAGCAGGCCGCGCGCCGCGAAGAAATGAAGCTGGAAGCCGTGGACGCGATCATGTCCGCGCTGAACGATTATCCGACCTATTTGTGGGGCGACGCGCTGGGCACGGCGGTTGCCGCCATCTTCCAGTCGAAGCAGGACGCGGAAGAAATGGAGGAGAACGATAATGGCTGAGTATATCGAGAGAGAAGCGCTGCTAGATGCGCTGGGGTTTGAAAAAAAGCTGATACATACGGTCAGAGACAATTCGACTTTCGGAATCATCCTGTCCACGCCCGCCGCCGATGTCGCGCCGGTGGTGCATAGCCGTTGGGAGGAATGCGACTATGTTGAGCCGTGTGTCCATGGATTTGGAACAAATCGGATTAAAAATGCAGGAATGAAGTGCCTTAATTTGTTCATGTGTTCAAAAAAGATTTGCTTTGGAAAGATAATTTCTGCCCCAACTGCGGCGCGAAAATGGATTTGAGAGGGGAGAATAGCAATGGCACAGAAAAAGCGTAAGAAAACCCGCTGCACGGCAAACGGTGTGCCGTTGGCCGCGAAGCTCGCCCGGGATCGCATGCTCCAAGAGGCAATGCATCAGGCCGCACACGATGCGACAGTGCATGTAGAGTCCAACATCCGCACCCAGCGGGCGCTTTGGATGTCGGTAGTTTCTATTGCCGATTCGTTTCACGCTGGTCCTGAGCGCATGAAACGACATTTTGAGGCGCTCGAGGAAAACAGCGAGGATTTCCGGCATGTATATTCAATATTTATATACAGCAATCAAGGAGACGATAGCGAATGACTTACATGAAAAACTATGTGCAATGCTTGGCAGATACCGAACTGAAACGAGCTAACGGATTACACCCGGCGTTTGCTTCGGCACATGAGGGATGGGCGGTGCTGCTTGAGGAAATTCGTGAGCTGTCCAGCGAGACGCACGCCATCGAGGACATGCACCAGCTGGCGTTTGCCGATGTCATGCAGGACAGATCGGCGTGTGATGGCATTGCCTGTGTCTACGAGACCGCGATCCGCGCCGCATGCGAGGCAATTCAGGTCGCAGCCATGGCCAAGAAGTACATCGCGATGGAGGAGAGTCAGCATGAGCAAGCATTACGGTAAGCATCTGTCCTGCACGGTATCCCCGCAGACCCTGTGGCACCTGCGCCGTCTGGCACGCATGAGCGGTTACGGTGACCAGCTTGGGCGCGTAGTGGATAAGCTGACACGGGAAAAGGTTGTGGCGTTTAAGATCGAGTGCAGCAAGTAGGTCAAGCACAACAAAGCCGCGCTATATTGCAGCGCGGCTTTGGCTTGAGCGAATTATGATTGAGGATTTTGTGTATTTGCGTAGGCTTCTAACGCGGGAAGATTCATTTGATAATATTTTGCATTTTGGATTTTCTTTGTATGGTACAAATTTTCTGGTAGTCGCTGGAGGCAAGAGGTGAGTGTTGTGCGCGAAATTTGCAGCAAATCCAGCAAATCTGAGGTTGAGATACCATCCTCGGAAAATAGAGCAGCCTGGACAAGCAGTGAGGCAAGCGGGAAAGTTTTTTTATTATCGGTTGGGAGAGCGGTTTGGGCAAGTTTCAGATAATATACGAATTCTGCGATTTTAGCAGATAAGTCGGTTTTAAGTTCCTTGATGGAATCCCGAATGATGGTGAGGAACATGAGAACAAATGGTGTCAGATCTCCTTTGTTTCTCGGATCATTGCAGATTTCGAAGGCCTTATAATAGGCAGATAACTGGTTCTTAATGGTGAGCGACAGATGGAAGGCCACAATAGGATCCAGTGTGCCAGAAAGCAAATAACTGCTTATGAATCGACTGACACGTCCATTTCCATCATAAAATGGATGAATATAACCAAACAGATAATGAAAAACGGAAATGCGAAGCAAAATATCAACAGACGGATCATTGAGAAATTGTAAAGATTGTTCCATTACCTCAATGATCCGTGATTCAGGACATAATCCTTGATGAAGCGCTTTGTTTGTTCCAGAGTAGACAGTAACAGATTCCTTGCGGAAATATTTTCCATCTGGCAAATTCTCTGGACTATCCATTTGGATCTCGTTAGCAACCATTTCATCAAAAATATCACGTACGTCCTGACAAGTTTTCAATTCGCGAGGATCGTTTTGAAGGAGCATAGAATATTTATTGACAAGCCCCCGAAAGCGTTTACGCTTATCATGTTGTTCTAAGTCGTTGAGAAGGTCGCTGATCTCGCGGCGTGAACTGTGTACATTTTCAATGTCATTGGTTAAAGTGATCTCACTGATTAAACAGGTGTTGCGATATTGTTCAAAGGCCTTTTCGGGTAAAAGCCCTCGTAAACCTGGGATTTCTTGGTTGAGACGCAATATCTCCATAGACAATTGAAGAATTTCCGGTGTGATCAAGAAAAAAACTGGGGAATCTTGAATATGGATTGGAAGATGGACGGCACATTCATTGGTGACACGGCTTTGGTAAATCGTTTCGTGTGTAGTTTTGTCCATAAAAGACAGCTTTCTCAGATCATCGTAGGCCATGAATAACCCTCCTGTGGCTGTGAATAGATTTATATAAGACAAGACCTATTCACAATTTTGCCCTAAAAAAGTGAATACTATTCTGATTTTATCAAAGCTGTTGTAAAAAAACAAGTATAATTTGAATGGATGGAGTTAGAAGCAATCGATCTGGAATAGCGATTTTTAAGAGGATTATTTTAATAAAATTGCCAAAAACTTTGCATTGGTTTTGTGCACCTAAAACGAATGTTCGCCCTTTGCTTGACAAGATTCCAAAAAACGGCTATATTAAATAACAGAAAGAAGGAATCACCCCAACACCGAGTTGGGCAAGAATAAAATAAGGCACTGTGCGGGGCTGAGCCCCGCATTTTTATACCCTTTTGCAGAAAAGTGTCCAATTTGGACACGGAAAGGAGGGTGGAATGGCAAAACGAAGAAAAATCCTCCGGGCGGGGCGGCTGGTGTACGCAGCGGTGTACTCGACCGTGCACCCATCGGACAGTCCGGAAGCCAGAGCAGCAAAGACCAAGTGCAGCTCGGCTGCGCGTCAGCGGATGAACATGAAATATGCCTGGCAAAAGCTCGAGCTGCTGCTGGCATCGAACTTCACCCCGCGCGATCTGGTCGTGACCCTGACCTATGACGACGATCATCTGCCGGATGATCGGGACGGCGCGGTGGAAAAGATCAAGCGGTTCTGGGTGCAGCTGCGCAAGGCGCGCCGCCTGGCCGGTCAGTCCCTGCGCTACTCTACGCTGTCCATGTACAAAACCAGCCAGCTGACCTATCATAACCAGCTCAAGCAGTATGTGATGACGCTGGATGACCCGGCGGCGGTCAAAGCTGTTACCTATGGGCAGCAGCTGACCGGCACCTATTTGGAGCAGTACAACACGCTCATGGCCGAGGCACAGGAGCAGATGCAGGCGGTGCTCAGCAAGTTGGGA